TGTGCATTAGAAGGAATGTTAGGATCACTGACAGGGATAATATCAACCCTACCATCAAAGTCCTTCTTAAATACACTCTTTTCAGCAAAAGGTATCTCATATGGATATTCTGAGGGTAGATATTCATAATCTATACGAGCTAGTATTTTAAATTCATCTCGTTGCGATTTATGTAATCGTTTATGTATAGATGAAAAGAATTTACTAGAAGCTTCTAATAAAGCCATAGTAGTTCCAACAGGACCATAGGATGCTGCATCAGAAACAATCTGTTCTGTACTGTCGGCAAACTTCTGACCTGCTGCTGTAATAAAACCTAACATCTGAAATAGAGTAGAGGAAGGCTCTTTATAGGGGAGAGGGATGATAGCCTTACTTAAATCTATACCAGTAGCTTCTATTTCTTTAAACTCACCAGGACTTATTGGGTCATTGTCTCCAACAAGTCTTACACCTTTTGCTTTGAAACCTCCTGGTAGGTTTGCAAATTGACCTGCATCTATTAGGCTACGCATGGCTGCTGTTGCAGTCATTGTAAGATTGCCTAAGAAGTGCATCAAGCCAAACCCATAGAATCCAAAACCAGGTACAAACCTGTAATGAACAAAATGGGAAATCTTTTCTTGGTTCTTATCTTCTTTTTTATAATTTCTACGGATACTTAAAATTTGTCTGGAATCTTCTTCCACAGTAACAATATAAGGAAGAGCATAGTCTTCTTCAATTTCCAGATAACAATGTTGTTCTAGTAATGTATATTGTGGGTCACTATTTTCTGTAGGAGATAATCCTAATATAGTATCCATTTTAGAGGAGAAAGAGGTAGGATTTGGACTAGTAGGTTCTGGTAATTCTATATCTTCATAAATACCAGAACGAATATCTCTAGCTAAATCTACAGGACTACGATAAATAACATGTGTATATCTATCTGCTTTTCGTAGATTACTAGAATAGTAGGAAACATAAAACTGGTCTATAGGAACAAATTCAGATACAGGTCTTTTTAATGTTGCATCATAATATACTTTTTTAAATGCCGAACCTATTAATGGTAGATGAAATAACATTCTTTCTGATTCATCGAAGTATTCAGGCATTTGTTCTGTTACCTGATAGTTCATAAATTCTTTTACTCTATTAGCTTGTAATTCTCGTTCAGGTGTAGTCTTTCCTATTATTTGTGTTTTAACAGGACCATTCGAGGGAAACATTTCCTGTATTGCTTTTGATTGAAACTTAACAGCAGATTCAATTAACATAGGATGAACAGCAGTACATGCACCTTCAAACGGTTCACTGGCATCTTCTATCTTTAATCCTAGTAAATCAAATCCTCTTTCAAACATAGATTCCCATTCGGCTCTGGAATCTTTGTCTGCTGTATAGGTATCTATAACATCGGATGCAATTTGTTGTAAGTCACCTTCGTCTAAATTTTCTGCTAAATTTCCATACCATTCCTGTATATCTTCTTCGGCTTTCATCTCTATAGTAGTTTGTGTAAAATCAACAGTAACTCCCCCATCAGGCTCTACTTCAAATGTAGGTTCGTTTGCTGCTTCTTTAACTTGTTCTGGAAGCTGTACTACATTTGATATTGTTTCTTCAATTTTTTCAAATGGATTTTTTTCTGTTGCCATTAAATTACCCTCTGTGTATTGTAGTTATCATTACGCATTACCATACCCCCTTTATTAAATGCTTGTATTTTTTTACCACTTGCTACTTTAATTTTAAATTTTTTTAATTGTTCTTTTGTAGGTTTTTTAACATTTTTAGCTAATATCATAGGACCTATTTGAATTATTTCATCTGCATTAAAAACAGGTTCTCCAGTAAGTCTATTATAAAAAGAAGTTCTTACTGCAGGATTAAAACCAACCTCTGTCCATTCTTTACTACCAATAACACTATCAGCTAACTGTTTAATAGATTGAGGAGTTTTATTTTGCCAATTACCTTTTATTGTAGCAAAAGGACTTTTTCTGTTTCCTCTTGCTACTCCAAATGCAGTATCTGGATAAAAATCAAATGATGCATCTTTTAAATAAGCAGTTGGAGAATAACTATGAACACTATTTACTGTTTTCTTTTTAATAGGATTATACATTTTTTTAGTAATAGTTGCAACGTATACACCATAATCTTGATATGCATTAATATCAAATCTAGTTGTAACAGGTTCACCTTGTTTTAAATTTTTATTAACTCCAGCTAGTCCATACTTTAAAGCTTGATTTTCTTTTAATGAAGCTAATACTTCAAAAGGAGTATAAGGTTTAGGAGCACTAGCATAAACTTTAGTAGGAGCTAATTTATCTCTTGTTTCTAAAAATTGTTCTCTACCTATTTTTCCTTCATATAAATCTTTAGCATTTTTTTGTAAGGCAGTTTTTAATTTTGCTTGTCCTTCTTTTGCTTCTTTTGATAATTGATTTTCAATTTTTGTTTCAGCTTTCCATATATCAATATCTTGCCTTGTTTTATTTAAAGTAGTTAAAGGGTCTAAATTTTCGTCTACTTTTTCTATATTATCTAATTGTTTATTTACATTAGATTTTCTTTTAATAGATTTTTTACCTAACTGTATCTTTTGAGAAGCTTTTGGAATTATTTTAATTGCTTCGTCTCCAACAAGTCGTATACCTTTTATTAATGTAGATAGTCCTGTCATAATTTTCCCTTCACTGTATATTATAGCATTAAGTTCTCCAGTATGCAACCTTTTTCTTTCTAGGTGCATCTTCCCAATCAGGGTCTTCTGGATGTCTAAGATGCCAAGATTCTTTCATATAGTGTATTGCCATTGTCATTGCATCTACCTGGTCATCATGGGCAGCATTTGGAAATCGTAACATTTCTTCTAATAAATCTTCCGACCATTTTTTATTACTAGGTATCCATACTTTACCTGCTTCCATCATAGGAGTAGCTGCATATACTCTGGATACTTTATCTCTATCTGGTAAATATTCTAGAATAGGTAAACCTGCTCTACGCATATCCTGTATGAGTGACTGTCCAGATGCTTTCTTTTCTATCATACAAACATCAGGTCTATGTTCATGGTATAGTTGTTGAGATAATCTACGTAACTCTGGATATTCAAATCTACCTTTTATATTTCCTAGTAAAATTAAATTAGATTGAAAGTTTTCATATCCATGTTCGTCTTCTTCATAATTAGAAAAGATTCCCCATGTTTGTATTACACTAAAATCTGCAGTTCTGCTAGTAGAAAATGCTGTATCAAATGTTTGAATAATAAAATCACAAGGAGGGGGAGCTTCTTCATCCCACCATTGTATCCAATGTTTTTTTATTATACCCCCTTCATCGGGAGTAGGGTCCTGCATATATAGAGAGTTCCAGTATCTGGCTCCGTTTGATGCTTTTATTTCTGCTTCATCTATTTCTAATACTTCTTCTGGTTTCCATTCAGGAAAATAACTGGAACCTTCTGGTAATCCTAATAATTCTGCTGCTTCTTCATCCAACCAAGCAGGTATTCTAACAACATCCCAAGGAGTAATAGCATAATCCCCTACATTCTCTTCTTGTTTTAGTAACCATCCACATAAATCATCGTAATGGTAGCGTGTATTAATAATAAGGATGGAACCATTCGGCATAATACGTGTTCGTAGTCCTGCAGGGTACCATTCTTTTACATATCGTCTACCTGCTTCGCCAAAAGAATCCTCTTCCGACATAACATCGTCTAAAATAGCAACGTGAGCACCACGACCTGCTATTTGACTTCTAACACCTGCTGCATAATAGGTACCATTCTGGTTTGTTTTCCATTTTCCTGCAGCTCTTACATCACTTCGTAGAGAAACACCTTTAAATATATCTTGAAACTGCTCACTATTAACAATATCTCTTACTGACCTACCAAAATCACTGGATAACTGGTCACTATGGGAGACAGTAAGTATCTCATGTTCTGGATTACGACCTATATACCAGGCAGGAAACAGTTTAGAACAGAGAACACTCTTAGAAGAACGTGGTGGTAAGAAGACCATTAGTCTTTTTATCTCACCTGCTTCTAGTTGTCTTAGTTTTTCACTAATAACTTCTATATGTTTCCCCATCTTCCAATCAGAAACAAGTGTAGGAGCTACTAAACGAACAAAAGTTAAAAAATCTACTTTAGAATTTTGTAATACTTTTTCATTTAATACATTATTTAAATCTAATAAGGAAGATATAGTATCTGTAGTATCTATAATTTGTGACATTGTTAATTGTATTTATAATATTCTTTATAAAAGGATAAAAAAGATAACCAGAAGTATTTATAGTTTTATATATTATATATAATTATACACTATTCCCCCACTAGTTGTCAAGTATTTTTTTATTTTTATTATTCAACCTAGTATTTTGGTCTATATATGGGGGTGGGGTATATATATATAACATACACACGTGCTTTTTTTTGGGTGGGGTGTGTCATTTTTATCACACACAAGCTTTTTTTTAGAAAAATGATACCTTATAAGAACAAAACGAGAACAGTTCACTTTATATATAGGAAAAAAATTTGAATTGATTATACAATATTAAAAAATAATCCTGTTTGTTTTAATTCAT